TTTCCCTCCTAGGCCTGCATGATTACATCGACCACTTGGCTGCCGATGGTTCTCGCGTCCATGTCTAAGTGAACTTTAATCGGCTGCCTAACTTGTGTTTGCGGTGATGGTGGACGGTACATGGCTTGGGCGTAGCTGCCGATTGTTCCGGCGCCGGCGGCTTCGATTCGGCCGGCGATTGCCGTTTTATCCAACATCATTGTCCATTGAGTTGTTTTTCTCTCTGGAATCGCGTCAATAGTCGCACCAATCTGGCCGTAGGCGGCCGCTGTGGCGGCGAGGCCACTCTGTTGATCTACCAGTCCCCTCGATGCGGCAGAGAGCCTATTCACACCGACTGAACCAACCTCGGCTGCTCTGCCGGCGGAGGCCATCTGCGTAGCAAGATATCCAATTCCGGCGGCGCCCACCAAAATCGCGATGGGTCCAAGGATCGCCATTAAAGATCCACTAACAGCACCGAGTGCGGTGGACAGCATGGCAACAAATGTTGCAGCGGCAGAGAAGGCCTTGAATGCCGCAAGAGCAGCAACCACTCCTTGGATCGCGCCGGGATGTTTTTGTAGCCAATTCAGGGCAGACTTTAAATAACCAATAAATGGTTCCATCGATATAACAACCTGACGCATAACTTGCCTCATCTCGTCAGCGACAGTATTGTATCTCTGAGTTTCTGCCATCATTTTCTCAATGTCTCGCGAGCTTTTTGTCGTCGAAGAGCCAAGCAAATCCATTCTACCTCGCATAAGCATCGCCAACTCATTCACATCTTGTAGACCCATTGCACTGGCTGTCGCCTGCCTCATATAGTAGCTCATACTATCAAAATTTTGGCCCGAGGCCTTGACGGCTCGGGACATCATCTGAAGTCTGGCCGTTGGGTCAGTTGTCATAACCATCTGAATCGAGTTCAGGTAGGGCCCGCCAAGAATAGCGTTCAACCTACCAACTGATTCGGCGGCCGTGTCAAATTTATCGAATTGTTCGGTTATCGATAATAGTCTGGACACCTCTATACCCGTGTTCTTAGCAGTGGACTGTAGGCCAATATAGACCCTAGTAGCTTCCTGACCAAACTTAATAAGTTGCGGGCCGATGGTGCCGAAGTCGGACATCATCTTTGTTGTAGATATCCCCAATTGTTGGGCTGCTCTGTACATTTCCTGATTTAGGGCCGCGGCTTGGGGGCCTGAGAGCCCCATTGCACGGTTCATAATTTCAAGGTTTGCCGTCGATGTTTCGGCAGCAATTCCCATCGTTTGCAGTATCGATACCGATCTTGCGACCTGATCTCTCGATGATCTGGTCATCTGGGTGAAGCCGGTCATTCCGGAGTATAATGATCCTACGGCATGGGCGGCCTGATCAGCGGTCACGCCATATGTATTTAAATCTTTCTCCAAATCAACAATCATCTGCCCATATTGCCTAGAGGCACCGGTGGTTCTTGACAAAGACACGCGGGCGCTGTCTAAACCTATGGCCAAGTCATATGTTCCTTTGGTTACGGCTGCCAATGAGGCGCCGCCCAACTCCTGCATTTTCATGACGCTTGAGGTGAGCATCTCTGTGTTCGAAACCGCCCCATGCATTTCGGTAGTTATCGCCCTGAATGCCGCGCCCACTCCTTTACCCTCGGCTATGATCTTGGTCATTATTCCAAGAGTAGAGGTCTCCCACTGACGTCCGATGCCCATTAGGCCGCGGATTCGCTCACGCTGTGTGTCGTAAGCGGAGCTAAGATCGAATATCTTTGCTCTTAGCTGTTCTAGAACAGTTATCTGGCGGTTGATGGAGTCGACTACTTCATTTCCAAGGGCGCGTCGCTGTTGTTCTGTTTTTATTAATTCGGCCAGATCTCGGCGCAGGCCGGTCAAGGCAGCGCGGGAATCAGTTGTCGCATCATCAAGTCTGCCGATTTGGTCAACCAACTCGGAAACTTCCCGGGCAGCGTCGCCGGCGCCGCCGGCTGCTAACCTCTCTAATTCTCTAATGGTATCGCTGATGCCTGCCATAAATTATACTCCTACTTAAAAGGCCATTTAATGCCTGATGCTCTCTCGAAAGAAGAAACGGCTTTTTCCAACTTGGCTTTATCCCTATAAGTTCTGGGGTCGTCCAATCCATACTTTTTGGCCGTTTCGATATAACGCTTCTCTCCACCGAGGGCTTTAGCAAAAGACTCCACTTCCACCGGGTTTCCTCGGACAGAAACGGGGATTTGTGAGCCCCCGAACATTCTGTTTAAAATCTCCTTAACCCAAAAACCAAACATACCTAAAAAGCTTTCATTTAGCTTTTCATCTCTCAAATCATTGAAGTCTATGACGATTTCAGTAAGCTTATCTTCATTTAAGTTTGTCTTCATTTGCTGGACCTCCGGAGTCTACATAATTAAATAGTTATGACTTAAAAATAAAGCCGAAGAGCTTGTCTTCAGCTTAACGAGAATACTGTTTTTTCGCATTTTCAGAGGCTTTTTCCATAGCCGCATTTTCATCTTCTTTCTGCTTCAGGAGGCGCTCTAAGAACCACCTTCTTAGCTTTATGGGGAGGTTGTAGGCTTCTGTGAAACTCCAGCCACCATAATATTTTAAAGCGAAAAATTCCTCATAAACAGATTTAATATAAGCCTCACTTAGGCCAAAAAAACTCCGCTGTCAGCGGAACCTCCAATTCCTGCGCGTGACCACAGGATTTGCAGATAAAGTCATGAGCCATATTGATATCTGGCACGATCTTAAAATAATTTTTCCTAAGATAACGAGAATCACGGGCTGGCATCGCTGAAATAAAGCTAGATATAGCGCGTGGGGTGGCATCACCATTCACAGACAAAATTATGCGTGAAAGCTGATCAGTAAGATTGGTTTCTGGGAGTTTTCTTTTTCTTTTGTTTTCGGCTAAATTCACAAGATAGTTTTCGTCTTTGCTGGTCATCAAGCGAACTTCTAGATTCGCTTGGCTAACTGGTAAGGCGATTAGAAAGGTGCCATTTTCTGTTTTTTGGATATTCTCGCCCAATTCCTCAGCATGAAAAGTTTCCAACTGAGTTAGATCAATTGTAACTTGGTCGGGGGAGGCGCAGCTTGGGCATGGGACGTTGATATCATAATCCTCTCCATATCCAGTGACTCTGGCTGCCACTAGAATGGCGTTTTTATCTCCAATATAGAGATCATCAACACCAATTTTCTTGTCAACAAGAATGTTTTGCAAAAACCTTTCGATTGCAATCCCCTTTTGCAATAAAGTTCTAGATGTTAAAATATCTTCGTCTTTCGCGGTCATATAACGAATTTCGATTTGCTCCATATTCCGGAGTGGATGCCCTTCTGGGTAATATCTCCCCTTGGTTGGCAAATCGACAAATTCTGTGGGGGTTGCGAAAGAGAAAGAAGGGTTAGTCGTCGCGGGAGTGTCCGTATTGATGTCTTTGACACCCAAACGATCTGCGTTATTTCTACTCAATATACACCTCTAATGTAAGTCTTAAATTTTATTTATATGTTTTTTCGGCTAGGCGCCGGTGGTCGTTATGGGGCCGACGGTTCCACCTTGCGAGAAGATTGGAGTAGTCGAGTCCACTGGTGAGCCGGGCTCAACTGTGGTATCTGTCATCGGACCATGGACAACCAATGCTGCCCAGTCGTACCTGATTTCTAAGGTGATGTTAGACAGTTGATCAGATTCGTAGTCTAAATCACCTAGAGCAACACTCTTGATCCAAGCGTTGTGTAAGTCCCATTGCTCGATCACAAATCCATCTCCGTCAATCTGATTAATGGAAACAGTGCCCAGACCATCTTCGCCGCCGGTCGCTTTGCGCTTGGAGATAGTTTGAACATGAGTTGGCAGAGAAGGAGGCTGGTAACCGACATCTTGGAGATACTGCATAAAGATTGCTGCTGCGTCGGGGTTCACGGGGTCGACCAAAGTCATATTAATAGAGTTCCATGATACGCGGCCGGGGTAATAAAAAGTATGATTTAAATAAGTGTGCGCCGATTCAGAAACCGAAACAGACGGCTTTGTAACTTTCTTTATAAACCAACTGGTAGAGACACCATTCCCCGGGGACATGTCTACTGTAAATCTATACGCCCTTTTCGGGTCGCGGATTGTTGCATCGGTCCAAAAATTAGCCATTTTATTTATCTCCTCTTATACTTTAATTAGTATCTAATAATTAATTTAACCCACTAGTCTTCAAAAGAAGCACCGGTTTTAGTAATAATGAAATCAAGCGCAATAAATTCAATAGCTCTCGCAGGCTTAATAAAGATCTTAGCATATAGTATGTTGCGATCTATCAAGTCCGGAGTTGTAGTTGTCTCATCTAAAATGACTTGGTAATCAGTGAGGCCAAATCGAGATTTAACGCTTGCCAAGAACGGATTGACCAAGCTTTTAAATCTGTTCCAAGTGGCAGATGTATTTTGATCGAACAGTACTTCTGTGGACATCCTAGATATCTCTTTCTTCAAGTAAATCAGCAAACGACGAACGTTGATTCGATCAAGAGCCGATTGAGTTGCCTGAAGAGTTTTTTGGCCGTAAATCACGATGCCCTCTGAGGGGAACCTCGCGATTGGGTTAATTTGCTCGTCATATAACTTATCTCTCTGTTTCTGTGTCAGTCTTTCTGAAACAGAAACGACGGGTAGACCAGCAGGGCGGGATCGGTGCGTGAGGCCGCCGCGCATGAAGCCGGCTGGGGCGAACCAGAGTTCCGAAGTGGCCTGTGAGCTTCCGAAAGTACCGAGAGCAACGACCGATGGTGGGACCCAAACAAGGGCGTCGTTTCTTGCATCTTTAATCTGAACCCATGGGTAGTATGTACAGCCATAACTGGTGTCTAATTCCCGAGCTTGGACATTGGATACAACCGTTGTCACCGCTCCAAGGTTCGAAGAAAAGGAATTAGTATTCTCCGTGCTTGGCTTGAAAACATCTGCCAAATCTATGATGGCCAGAGCGTCGCCTCGGTCTTCTGCAACCTCTAAGACGCGATTAGTAAGGTCATCGTTAGTAATTCCGGGGGCAGTAATTAAATTGTACTCCACAACATCTTGGTCGGAGACTGTTGCAATCGCTCTATCAACACTATTCCATGAATAACTGTCGTATTTGGTTGTGGTTCCGGCGGTCCATTGAGAATTTCTGAGGGGTTCTGCCTCAGTTATATCGAAGCCGTCGTGGCCACCAGCCATACAAGTCCAGAATCTATTGTGGTAATCTAAAACCTTTTTATAGCTTGAACTTACGGCAGTGACGCTTGTGCCACCGCGTCTGGATCCAGAGACCCATTCGCCGGAGCCGTTTGCGGCGTTGATGCGAATATCGTCCAAACTAAAGACCCATGGGAATTCTGTGCCCGCTGGAAGGCCGGACAGTTCATCAAACCTCCCGAAAACAGTACCACCGGTCGAGTCAGTAAACGGCATTCCTCTTAGAATATCCAAAATTCCTTCATCTCTGATGTTATCGTTCTTCGTCTTGGATACAGATATTCCAAAATATGCATCGTCTTGTGGGCCGGATGCGGGGCCATCTAAGGAACTGGAGCGTAGTGACGGGGCTGGGAACTCGAATGTACCCGAGAAAGGAAGGCCGACGTCGGTGGACTGGTGGTTACCAACATCTATATAGTTGCCGTGCGACTCTTTGGCGGCGCCGGCCAATTGCAACTGGTTACTACCAGAGGTATTTCCTGCCGTGGCGCCACCAGAGACAAGTGTGTGTAATTCAACCGGCAAGGTGTCATGCCGGTACCATGTGTCCGTGAAAAATTGGGATCCGCTTTCATAATAAGCTTTTCTCGGCCTGATCGGGCCGCCGACACCATATGGAAGAGCGGATGGATTAAAATCATGATCAAGAGCAGGGTTCATTTCCACTCGAATATATTTTGACTTATTAATATACTGTCCCTGCTCATATTGTCTATCTAAATCGTAATCCCATGAAACATATTTATCACCAATTCTGTTGGCTATATAGTTGGGAGAATTTGGATTCAAATTGCAATTTGTAAATCTTTCCAAAGCACCGAATTTGGCGGTTTTGTCGGACATATGGATGTCATATACGGATACCGTAAAAGATCCATATGGAGTGACTGTGTTTGGAGATGCTTTAATGTCTTCAATAGCAATCTTAAAATTGTGGCCGGCCGTTCCGTAATCCCGAGAGACAAATCTAAATAATTTCGTAGTAGTCGAGTCGGGCGAATAATCTCCGTAAGCGCCGAAATCTTGTGAGATAAACCAGCCTGTTTTTGGGTTTACAAAGTTGTTTCGACGATGGGCCCAGTTCACAGAGCCACTGATCATCGGGAGCATGACCCCAAATGAATATCCGCTTGTTGTTGTGTTCTCGTTCACCTGACGTGCGAAGGTTTCACCAAGCCAGTATTTATCTTGTTGGTCTGCGATGTTATTAACAACATCTGAATTTGTCAAAACCGGGTTTGTGTTAAACACGTTGCGAATGAATTGGCCGCTGGTGCTGCCATTGTCGAAGTTAAATGTAAATTCCTTAGTGGCTGTTTTTGTTTCGCTGGCCGCTGTTCCATAGTGATTAAGTATGACCTTAAAAGTGTTATTTGTATCTACAGATTTAATACAAACGGCAGTGCCAGTGGTATCGGCGTCGGCATTGCGATGGACGCCTGACAATTGCATGAGGGTTCCCGATTGAGTATACCAGATTGCTGCCAGAGTACCAGTTGTTGTTTGGCCGGTTCCCGCGAGTGCCGCGGCATTGTCGGAGCCCTTGAGGCTACCAGAGTCAAAGACCCAGAGACCCCATGCGCCGCCGACAGCAGAAAGATAGTCGGCCGACGAGGCTGTGGTTTGGGTCGTTTTCCAACCAGCTTTAGCTGCGTCGGTGCTTAAACGGTCATTGTGCTCCTCACCCAAGACTCGGACGATGGTGGCCGGGGATACGTCAGCGTTTAACCATGCTTTTGCAGCATAGGCAGCATAAGTTGGTCCAGAGGAAAAGCTATTTCTCCAAGAATCCGCTCCTTCCGGACCAGAAACCGGGTGTCCAAAATAATCCACATAGTCCTGATAATTCTCCACTTTAATAGGCCGCATCGCGGGTCCTTGCCTTGTTCGACCAATTATAACCGGACCCATAACGGGTGGTGTCGGAGCAATGACGGATTCATCTACTTCGGTGACGTAGATCCCGGGCGAAATAAACTTAAATTTTCTAGCTGCCATATTGTTGTATCCTTCTAAAATTGTATTTGGTCATTTCATAGTAAATAGTATTTTGTTCTTTGAAAAACCTTTTTGGAGCGCACAAAAGCCGGTAAGGGCTAGTCTTCAAAAGACGCCCCAGTTTTGGTGATAATAAAATCAACAGCTATGAACTCAATAGCTCTCGCAGGCTTAATATATATTTTTGCATACAATATATTGCGATCAATTAAATCTGGCGTTGTAGTTGTCTCGTCCAGCACAAGCTTGTACTCCGTCAATCCTTCGCGAGTTTGTATACTTGCCAAGAACGGATTAACCAAGCTTTTAAACCTATTCCAAGTAGCTTGCACGTTATTGTCGAAAAGTATTTCTGTAGACATTCTAGAAATTTCTTTTTTCAAATAAATTAACAAACGACGGACATTAATTCTATCCAAGGCAGACTCGGTGGCCTGAAGGGTTTTCTGGCCGAAGACTACGATCCCTTCGTGCGGGAATTTAGCTATAGGGTTAATATTGTTAACGTACAAGCTGTCTCGTTGCTTTAGGCTGAGATGTTCTGAGACGGCGGTCACTGGAACACCAGCGGTGCCTTTTGACAAGGCGCCGCGGCCGAAGCCCGCGGGAGCGAACCACAATTCTGACGACTCCTGAGAGCTTGCCATAACACCAAGCGCAACGACAGAAGGTGGGGCCCATAAAAGCCTACTAGTTTTCGTATCTTTTATCTGGACCCACGGGTAATAGGTGCAACCATAACTGGTTTCCAATTCTCGGGTTTGGGTATTGGTCACAACTGTGCTTAGTGTGCCGAGGTTGGTAGAGAAAGATTCGGTATTTTCCGTCGAGGGAGTGAACACGTCTGCTAAGTCTATGATGGCCAACGCATCGCCGCGATCTTCGGCTACTTTCATAACCTTGTCTGTCAAATCATTATTTATGATACCCGGAACAGTAATCAAGTTACATTCCACAACATCCTTGTCAGAAACGCTGTCGGTTGCTCGATT